GCAACAGCTACTAAACGTGATCCTAAGAAGTGGGCTGCTGCTAAAGCTAGAGCAAGAGCTAAGATGGGTGGTCATTCAGCAAGAGCAATGCAGTTAGCTACTAAGTATTATAAAGATGCAGGTGGTACATACAAAGGTAAGAAAAAGAAAAGTAATAAGTTAAGTAAATGGAGTAAACAAAAATGGAGAACTAAGTCAGGAAAACCGTCTAAAAAAACAGGAGAAAGATATTTACCTGAAAAAGCAATAAAATCTTTATCTTCAAAAGAATATGCTCGTACTACAGCAAAGAAAAGAAAAGATATGAAAGCAGGTAAAAAAGTAAGTAAACAACCAAAGAAGATAGCTACAAAGACAAGAAGGTATAGAGTATAATGGCAGTATCAGGAACATACAACTTTAATCTAGATATAGATGAAGTAATTCAAGAAGCCTCTGAAATGATAGGAGGTGAGAGTACTCTTGCAAATGAAGCTGCTTCAGCTAGACGTTCTATTAATCTAATGCTGAAGGATTGGCAGAATAGAGGAGTTCTTCTTTGGTCTACAAGTACATCTTCTTTTACTCTTACAACTTCAGTAACTAGCTATAGTCTGGATAGCAGTACTATTAATGCTCTTGAGGTTGTAATCAGCAGATCTAATACAGATGTAAAACTTACTCGTATTACTCCAGAAGAATATATGCTTATACCTGCAAAGACACAAACAGGTAAACCTAATCAATATACTATTCGTAGAGGAAGAGATAATCCAACATTATCTGTTTGGCCTATACCAGAGAACTCTACAGATACTTTAAAGTTAGAAGTTGTTAAAGAACTACAGGATGTAAATAAATCTGCTACACAAAATGCAGATGCTCCTAAAAGATTTTTACC